TTCCGCTGAGCCATAGTCACCTCCGATCAGGCCTGCTATCTCCTCGAACGTCAGGTTCTGATTCGTACCCACCAAGGAGCTCGCCGAGTATCTGACCCAACACCCCGCCCAGCCCACCTTGTTTCTCATCGCGCGTAATCCACAACTGGACCAACTTTTGAAGAGGTAAGCCAGTTGCCTGACTCGCGGCGTTCAAATACGCCGGGCCAGCCGCGAGATAACGCCCGCCCACATCCGCAGCACCGCCAGCCGCGCCAGCCCGTGCGGTTGGAATCATGCTCGAAATCGTAGCCGCCTTCTGGAATGGAAGGTTCGCCATAACCTGATTTCGTCCCCCACCTCGTGGGAGATTCTGCGATGCGCCTTGCTGCGCCAAGTCAAACTGAGATGCCGTCGAGCTAAACTCCGGACCGAGAGCCTCGGCCATATCGGCTGGGTTCCCGCCCAGCAGACGCTGGTAGTACCTCAGAGCGGAGTCTAGACCGCCACCAGCCTTGGCCCCCGTCTTGCGCGCCTCGCCGCCCGCGAAGGCTCCCTGGTTCGCCAGGAAATAGATGAGGTCCCAGATCGACCGGCCGGCATCGCCTGGGGCCGAGAAGAAATTCGCAGGCTGGCCAGGGAACCCAGCACCAGCTCCGGCAGTGCCACCGCCACCAACACCGCCGGCAGCGCCGCCACCACCACCACCACCACCACCGCCACCATCGGTAGGATAATCGGCAGGGGCCAAGCGTGGCGCGAAGGTGCCTACATCCACTTCCGGTAAGAGCCCGAAATTGGTGCCTCCTGACTGAGATCCAGGGTATCCTTGCGAGCTGGTCAACTGAGAAATGTACTGGCTCAACCGAGGTTTGGCGCCCGGTCCGCCATCCGACGCGCTGATCGAGCCCCAAGGCGGGAGAATACCACCACCGACATCCTCCATGAGCTTCGGATCGTAGAGACGGGTTGGGGCGCGCGACCGTGGTGGAAGAGCTGGAAGAACTCCGGGAGTCGACCGTGGGGGAGCTGAAAGAGGCGGTCCGGGAATGCCCGGAGCGTTGGCGCCGCCGGTGGCGGGCAGGCGGGCTGCTCCCGGCAGTGGCGGTGGCGTCAATCCCATGCTCGCGAGGCGCGCCCGCGGCGCGTCCATCTCTTGGCCGCTGAGTCCGGCCGCGAGATTCGGCTGGTTCATCGCCAGCCACTCCTGGTAGGTCAGGCCAGGCACGGTTTGCAGGCGACCCGCCAGGTTTGGATCGGCGGGCACGCCTCCAGGCTTACGCACGTCATAGGCCCCGGCCGCACCGTAAGGCCCATAAATGGTCCCGGTGTTGGGGTCGATCCTGGAGCCAGGAGGTGCGAGGAATGGAACGGACCGCTCCCCATGGTTCCCGGCCCGCACCGTGGTCATGGGAAGACCTTCCCGCTCAGCGTCTCGCCTCATGTTGGCGTAGTCGGTCGGGCTGTACTCGTCCCCAACCCCGGCGTAGATGTCGTATGGATTCGTGGGCACCGTTCACCTCCAGTTCAAGTTCTGATCGAGCTCCCGCCCGGGCTCGACCCCGTGCTTCTTCCGTACCGCTTCGAGCTTCTGGTTCAGCTCTTTGTTCAAGCGGTCCACCTCTGCGGTCACCGCCACAAATTGATTGCCCCCTTGGGACTGGTACCACCGCTCCACAGCCTGGCGGATGGCGGCTTCGATCTGGGCATCGCGCTCCCTGACCAATTCCAACTGGCGTTTCTCCAGGATCGCAACACGGGCGCGGACCAGCAGTAAGTCCACCTTCTCCTCCGCACTCAGCGGCGCCGGCTCCCCTGCGCTGGCCAGAAAGAGAATTGATAAAGCCAACAGGATCACTCGCATACCTTCATCCTAAGGCAAACACAACCACAATCCAAGCGTCTCATATGTGCAGGGCAACACAGTAGAGGGTTCCGGTGTGGGCATTCCCCGCATCCTCGTTATAGATGCCGACCACGATGGAACCTGCAACGAACGACTCGATGTGATGGATCCTTAAGGTTGAGGTGCTCGTTGCTGCTTCCTTGACAGAGCAGACCGGCGTATAGTTGGCATCGGCAAACGCATCCCCACCCCACGTCAGGGTGACCGAGGCGTAGGTGAGCGCGGCTATGCTGCCTGTGGACACGCTCTGGTGCTTCAGGCCACCACCACTCGCGTCGACGCCGGATTTGACTTTGAGCGAGGCGATTGCCAACCTATTCGCCCCATCATCCCAGAAGAAGTTTGCGTTATCCTGGGCACAGGCAGTGCCGTTCCAGAATAGAACAGATCCTGCCGTGAATCCCGCCCCACAACCTGCAAAGGTTGCCGGATCAGTCCATGACATCACTCCGGCGGTCGTTGCCGTCAGCGCGTAGCCGTTCACCGCGGGATTCGCCGCAGGCAGAGTGAGCGACAGGTTTGCGGCCAAGGCGTCAGGAGCCTTGATCGCGGTGTAATTCTCCCCACCAGCCGCCAACTCGTAGAACCGGGCCTGTCCAGTCTCGCCGGCGCCGACCCCAATCGGACTGTGGATCACGATGGGGATCGAAATGTGCTGCCCCGCGAGACAGCCGACAAGGACTAACGCCAAAAGCAACGCTCGGATCATGCAATGTCTCCCAAGCTGAACAGCCGGTAGTAGACGGCCCCCACCCGGCGGAACCTGACGAAACTCAGGCGGTTGGCGGTTCGACCAACGGTGAGCGCATCGACACCGTGAAAGTCAGCCGCCCAATTCACCACCCAGGCACCTACGCCATCCTGGGTGTATCGGTACTCGACCTCAGAACCATCGGGAACATCACTCGGGGCGAGTTCGGTGATGTTTCCTGTCAGGGTCTTTGCGACCTGAAGCACGCCGAGCACCGCGACCCAAGAACCGGGAGGCGAACTCGTGTCGAACCTGTAAAGCACGCGGTTGGTCGACAGGAAGACGATTGACCCCTCGTAGGCGAGCGTATCGGTCACAATCGGCAGCGTCGTGACAACCGGCAGCACGAATACCGCCGAGACCTGAGGCCCGGCAGCGGTCTGGACGGTGACGGTTTGGATCTGGCTGGTTGCCCCGGTTTTCTCGTGGATGAGAGAAAAAGCGTATTGCAACGCCGCGCGAACCTGGGGATCGGCCTTCCCGTCGAGGCTCGGATAGTAGGGAGCCTGGGTCGGTCTAGCCGCCATAAGAAGGCACCCCCTGTTGCCCGCCACCACCGAACGGCTTCACGATCCTGTACGGACCTTCGTCGCCCCAGTTCTTCACGTAAACCTCGGCTTCATCCCGAAACAGCCGGAAACCGGCCGAAGAACTGAACTCGAAATCATACAACCGGCCCTTGTTCGGTCGAAACATGACATGGCGTTTCTGTTTAACGCCGGCTGTGGCGGCGATCGTGTAGTCCTCCGTGCCTGATTCTGCAACGATCCGCAAGGTGACCGCCGACGTCGAGATCAGGGGAACGTAGATGCGGAAGATGTGGCCGAAGCCTTGCAAACCGAGCGAATTGGCGGTAGTCCGCCATAGAGTCAGCAGTGGCGGCGCCGGGATAGTGAACCACTCGAAGCCGGTCACGCGCCAGGGATTCGCATCGGTCGGGACCAGCCGGCCGAGGTGGCCGATGAATTCGGCCCATGTGAACTCCAGCGGCTTCTCGCCGTTGCTGTTCACTGTGAGCGTGATCCCCGTGTCCACCTGGTCTTTCCACACCTCAACGGTTTTCGCCACGCCGAATGTGTCGACCCAGAGCCTGATTCCGTAGACGTAGGAGTCGACAGCAAGTCCACCCTTGGCGAATGGCTGCCAGTCGATCAGTCGACGCTGCTGGTCTTCTGGCTTCTGGATATAGGCAAGCTCCCAGGAATGCAGCCGTGGCCCACGTCCGAGCCAAGTCACTTCGAGCGCGGCGTTGCGGACGATCAGGCCCGCGCCTGAGTTGATGTCGAGCCGGTACTGCGCCCGACCGGAGCCGGTGATTGTTGCCAGGGTGACCGAGCTTTGCTCATCGTCGTACTTGATCAGCGGCGTCAGGACTTTTCCGCCCGGATCGACGTTCAGTGCCGCGTCTCCGAGAAGCTTCTTCGCGACCGGGTCACCACCATCGTCCGAGAAGGTCCGCACCACACAGGGGATCTCGGCCCCGTCGTCTGTCTCCCCGCCCGCCTTATGGATGTGGCCGTCCAGGGCGCCCAGGAACATATCGTGGACCCCATCGCCTTCCGACGAGTAGCGCAGGCCGCCGAGGAGCGGTGGATTCGAGAGGTCGGCGACCCAGCCACGGCCAGGGATGTAAACGAACGTCCGGGGAGCGTTCGCGGTGTCCCGGTAATCGAAGTAGAGCTTTTCATCGTGGTAGGCCAGGCGCAGATAGTTGCGCTTGGTCATGTCCACCGGGAAGTGCTCGTTCACCTGAATCCCGGCCGAACCCTCATGCGGAAACAGCGGGTACAGGTCGTCATCGGTGATCGACTCCGAGGGCCCACCGTCTGTCACGTAGATACCATCTTTCGATAGAAACCAGATCTTGCCCCCTCCCAAGCACCAGGCGAACCGCGCCCAGAGGCCCCGCCCGCACGCTGTCCGGTAGATCGTCAGAAACCGGCGATCGCCGGTCGGTGACGGGTAGATGGCATAAAGATGGTCGGAGCTGAAAACGAAGTTTCGGGTGTCATGGACAAAGCCATTCACCAGCGGCTCTCCGGCGCCTTGGGTCACCTCTTGAGTGAAGGCCTCCGGCGCCGCATCCGCATCGTTGCCTTTCGTCCAGGAGAGAAAACCCGGGTTGCTACTGCCGGCGCAACCATAAAGCGAGCCTTCATGGGGACCCCAGACCGCTGGCAGTGCCTGGCCCATGAGGATCGGAGATGGCAAGCTGAAGCTGACGTTTTCTCCGAAACCAGCCGATTCGGTCAGCAACAGCAGGGTCGCTGTCAGGACGCTGTGGACTACGAACGCCAATTTGTCCACGAAAATCACCGCACCCGGCTTCCAACTGAGGTTGAACTGATCGCCATCTTTCCATTCGAGAGCGATCCCGGTAACGTTCACATGGCCCTGACGACTGAGATCGGCGAGCGGGAATGGTTGATCCTGATCTTCGTCGAGCAACTCACCGCTCGCCGTGTCGGTCGGATTGGCTTCGTCGTTGAAGGTCGGGGTGGCGCCGTTCTCCGTGGTCCCCACGTAGCGCCATTCGTTGATCCCGCCACCGAATCGAAATACATCTAGTTTGTCCACCTGCCCATCGGGGTGTTGCGTAAGAGTGAGCTTAATTCGTCCCCGCAAGGGTGGGTTGACCTGAGCCAGATTCACCGGCGACGCATTTGATTTCGCCCCAGTGGCCGAAGAACGCCCCCGGTAGCGGTACTGGAAGGGTAAGGCCGTGCTCGTAAAATCCGGCCCGAAGCCACCCCGAATATAGAGTGAGTTCACCTGGATGACGGCGTCGGTTCCAGCCGGCGCGTTGGCCACCCGCAACTCGAGGCGGATTCCGACGATATCCTTCAGCGTCCTGGTGCGATCAGTCCCCACGCGCACCAGATCCGACAGGTGGAAAAAGAGTTCGGAATACTGGTTCGACGCCCCGCGGGGAGAACTCAGATCAGTCAGGCCCCACTGCACGTAGAAGTAGTTTTTGGTGAATGCCGTAGCGGTGAACACGCCGGCGGATACTGAGTCAGAGGCACAGTCCAGATACAGCGTCGCTTGGGTCAGTTTGGTGTCCAAGTCGATCTTGAAACTCACGTGGATGTAATCGTCTCGTCCGGTTTGCCGGCCCAGGCCACCGGTCTGCATCCAGGAGAAATCGAGGGTCTTGACTTTCTGGATCCACCCGAGTTCATTCGATACCTTGAATTGCAGCGTGTCGAGCTCGACGGTTTCACCGGCCGCGTGAGTCAGACCTGTGAACAGCCGAATGCCGGTCTCCCAGGAGACCGTAACCAAACCGGCCGGGGCGCGGAGGCTGAAGTTCGGATGGTTCCCGGTGAAGAATACGCGCACGCAGTGCTGATCGTCGGGGCCGTCAATGATGCCGCGCACCCAGACCCGCTCGCTGGTGATTGCATCCGTGATAGCGAGCGGGCTGTTCAGTTGGATCACCGGATCCCAAGTAACGCCGGTTGAGGAGTGGCTGAAGGTAATCGTCGCCCAACCGGTTGAGCCCGAGTCGAAGGCAATCCGGCGAACCCGGTTGACGAGCGCCGGCGCCGTCATCACGCGATCCACGGTGGCGTACTGGGCTGTTCCGCCGCCCTTGTTGATGAGGACCCGCATCCCGGCCTGCCAGGCTTCGGTAATCGCTAGCGTGAAAATGCCCCAGCCGGCCGCGCCAGTCTCCCACAGCACCGCGACGATAGCGGACGAAGCGGCTCTCGTTTGCAGCGTGATCGCAGATGCCGTTCCGCCAGTCGCCCAGCCGGTCACCACGTCCAGTTCTTCCCCGATCGTGTACTGCGGGATCTCTAGAGCAGTCGTGATCTGGTTGGCTGGCGGCGCGATGCCCATATTGCGGGTCAGCCCGGACTTCAACTTCCGCATCCGCGATGTCGAGGCCGCATAGACCCAGGTTTCCGGAGAGTTCTCAGGGCGATAGGGTACAAGCGAGAGGGTAGTCCCAGGCCAGGCGCTATCCCGCTCGGTCGAGATGCCGCCGGAGCTGATCTCGAATAGCTTTGTCCCTGCGCCGGCAACCAGGACGTAAGTCCCGTCGAGGGCGTTCAGCCTGCGCAGGCTGTGCGCCTCTCCACCCAGAGCTGCTTGAGTGAACTTCGTCAAGCCCTCACGTGCCTCGAAAGTGCCATCGACCAGTGGCCGGACGTTCAGCAGGCGACGGTAGCGGTCTGGCTGCTGAAGTGTGGCGTCGGAACGAAGCGCCAGTCCCTTGCTGGCAAACGGCCGCGGTTGGCGTTGAAAGTCGCTCATTCTGAAACGCTTTCCATGATTTTTTTCGCATCATCCGACTGCCGCGGCCTCTGTTTCTGCTCTTTGGTCTGACGGCTGGTCATGATGTCTTCGAATCCGCCTGACGCCCGCAACTTCTTATTCACGATCCCGGCCAGATCGAAGAACTGAGTCAACAGGGGCATCGTCGACTGGAATTCCTCACCACCCATCTTGAAGGTCGCGACGTGCTCGGCGTATCCGATGATGACGTCCAAGTGCTCGCGACCAACCTGCAGAAATGCCCCATCGTGCGCAGGGATTGGCGCGTTGCGAATGACGTCGACGGTGAGCCCATAGACTCCATCCGGCACATTCGCCAGGCACACAAGATTCTCCCCGGCACTCCCGATGGCTCTGGGCTCGCCAGTGTCGTTCTGCCAGTTCGGCAACATGGCGTCGAGATCCAGGATGCTGTTAATCCACAAGGGCCGGCCACCGATCTGGGCGTGGATGACGCTTTGTGCAATCTTTGCGAGGCTGATGCCAGATTTCCAGCGTGCCTCACAGTACGCGGCACGCGCGGCATCGCGGCTCTCACCTTGCCGGCCGAGCAAATCCGCCAAGGTACCCCATTTGACTACCCATGCGTAATCGTCAGGAACGCCCAGCAGGACCCCGGCAACCGGATCGAGGGCAGCCCCGGTCTGAACGCTGACCACATCCAGGGCGCCCTCGTCGAGGGGCGGCGGGGCAAGCTGCAACTCGAATGGACGCGCGGCTGAGACACTGAAGGCCCGTGGCGTAGCTGGCTCAATTGACCACGTCGGCAGGAAGGCGCTCAACCCGTGTTCATCTTCCCGCCAGAGATGCTTGTAGACTCCCTCCACGCTCCGCCAAGCCAGCCGGCGCACGTCGATATAGGAATCGGGGATCGTCACCCGCCCGGCCGGCGGCGCAGAAATCGGCAGCGTCCCATGAGTCAGAATCGTTCCCGTTTCGAGTAGAAACTGATCGCGCCGGCGCTGGAGAGCGGCTACGAGGTCCGGGAGTGTGAACTGTGTCGATCCCGTCCAGCCCGTTGGGGTCACGGGTTCGAGCAGGTGCGCTTCAAGTTCGGCGACCACATTCCGATCGGTCACAACGTTGCCGAGCAACGTCGGCAATTCGGCGCCGAGATCATAGAAGGCGACATTCGCTTGGGTGGGCAAAGCGCCGCGTTCCCGGGAGGAATCCGTTGCCGCTTGCCATAGCCGCAGACCCTCATACAGAAGCGCGCGGAGCTCGCCCGAGGACCAGAAACTCAGCGAAGGATCACCGAGCCTGGCCGCAACCGCCGCGACTGCGGCGGCAAGTGTGGTGTGGGCGTAGGCCATGGCTATTCGTGAACCGCCACGCAGTTCAGGGTCCCACTGGCCGCCGCAGCGGTCAGGGCCGCGATGGTGACCTTGATCGACGCGGCCAGTTTCGTGTTGGTCGAGAGCACGTAGGGCACGTTTGTAGGGTTGTCGATCGTGCAGGTCATCGTGTAAAGCGCATCGGCGAACGTCGTGTTCCAGGTAATTGTCGAATCGCAGGTGGCCCCGATGGCGGCGGCGGTCGTGCAACTCCCCAAGCGGATGTGCTGGAAGCCAGCCGAGTTCTTGTAGATCCCCACGGGGATATTCAGGCCATTGCTGTCGATGACCATGTAATTCACAGTGGCCCGCTGTACCCTAAACGCACTGGCGGCGTTCTTCACGTCGATCACGGCATCCCTGGCGACCGTACCCGTCACTCCCGCCTGCCACAACTCTTGGGCGCCGTTGTCAACCATGCTGCCCGAGAAGGCGGCCGCCGGCGCGGTGTACCAAGCGAAACCTGTCGACCCGCCGCCCCCGACGTTGACAAACTTGGTGGCGAAGTTGCCGGAGAACAACACGTCGGTCGAAAAGGTGGTGACCCCGGAACCGTCGATCAAGACCTTATCGGTTCCCTGGTTGCGCAATCGAATTGTCGATCCAGAGTTGACTCCGTCCAGAATCAGATCAGAGTTGATCGCAGCCGTACCGGCGAAGATTTGGAGGTTGCCGTTATCGTATACACCGGCCTGGGTGGCGCCGCCTGACGTATTCCGCCAGAATAGCCCGGCGCTTCCACCAAGCACGTTCCAAAGGATCGAAGAGTTCGCGGTCACCTGTAGAGTGACGTCCAGGCGGGCCTCTCCGGTGATGTGATTTTCCAAGCCGATGTCGGTCTCAGTGGCCCATACCTGGGACCCGCTCGCGTTGTTGGTCACGCCGGCTCCCAGGAAACTGCCGATGACCCGGTTAAACGTGCCCCCTGTAGTCGAACCCGTAGCTGCCGCCAATTCAAGTGAGATCGTCCCGACCTCGGTTTCGGTCCTGATCGCCACCCAAGTATTGGCGTAGGCTTCGCTTTTGAATTCGGTCGCGTAATGCTCCGCGTCGATGAGCTCGATGAGGTTCTGATTTCCCTGTTCGAGGTGGAAGCCGATGTACCCGACCTGTGGAGATCCGGAATAGACGATCGCGCCGCCGGTGAAGGTGCAGGAGTTGAAGCCCCACCCGATATCGGTCGCGGTCATGTAGACCCCCTTGCGGAACTTGCCCTGGATCTGGTTCTGCTCCCACACCAGATAAGCTCCGAAAGTTGCGTCCGCGGCAGACCCGCCCACCAGTTTCAGCCCGACCTGCTGATTCGCACCGACCGCATAGGCGTTGTTGGTGTAGAGGCGATTATTCCGTAGGGTGACATAGAGTGACGGGTTGACCTGGATGGCCACGGCACTCGCTCCAGCCCCCGTGATGTCGATCTGGAGATTCTCGATGGTGTGCCGGTAGGTGAAGGTCGCCGCCGCCTGAACCCCAACCGTAAGAGCTGCGGCGGTGCCCGAGTACGTCAGCGTAGTCGTCGCAAACGATGGCGCAAACAAACGAACACCATTTAGCGTGGTCCCAATCGAAATCCCGGTAGCCCCCAACGAGCAGGTTTTTCCGGGTGGGAACGCCACGGCACCCCCCGTTACGATGGCCGCGTCGATGGCTGCCTGGATCGCCGCAGCGTCGTTGGTGGCGCCGTCGCATACCGCCCCGTACTTCGGGTCCGTGATATCGAACTGCTGATCGGCGGGATCGAACAGCACGTAGTCGCCCAAAGTGAACGGCGTCGGAATTCCGCCGCCCGAGAACCGCACATCGAAGCGGCCGGGATCCGCGTAGAAAAACCACAGGCCCGTGGCCGCAGCGGTGAACGGATTCGCCTTCGGCGTACCCGCATTGTCGGCGAAAATGCTCGCCAGGTTGGTCGTCCCGGCCTTGTAGACGGTCACCGTGCAAGAGGGTCGGCTCGCTTGGACTGTCGGGCTGACGGACACCGAGCCGGCGGTAGCGGTGATTCCGCCCTCCTGACACCATCCTTGGAGCTTGTCGCGGCCATGCGCGAGGCCGGCAAAAACTGCGAAGACGAGTAAGAGCCGTTTCATGTTAGGTCCCCGAACAAGCCGCCTGCTGGCTCACCAGTTGGCCTGAGGTGTTGATGCAGACGTAGCGGACCCCGGTCGTAGCCTTCTGGGCTTCTATGAACAAGTTAGCTGTCGCCCCGCCGCCCGCATCGCGCAGAAACAAGGACGGATTGACCTGATAGACCAATTGGAGCGAGATCGACTTGGGATCTCCACCGGCCGGCCCTAAAATCAGGGAGGTTAACCCGGTTCCAGCAGCGTTGGTGATATTCACGAACCCATCGGCCGTCGAAGTCAATTGGGACCGTCCCGACCACCCGATAGCCGAACTGGCTCCGGCGGTCAAGGCCCCATTAACTGTGAAGCTGCCACCGGTGATGTTGCTCAGGTTGGCGAGATTCGCCTGCTGGGCGAGAAGCGCTCCCAGACCGGCTATCAGGGCCAACGCGATGATTGAGTGATTCGCCTTCACTTCTCGCCTCCGTTCTTCTGGGTGCCTCTCAACGCTCCCAGTAGGGCGCCGAAGACGCCAACCAGGATGTCATCACCCTTCGGGAGCTTGAGCCAGACCATGGCGATGCCCAACAGCAACAAGCCGGTGAGGAGCAACACGTGGCCCCCTGGTGTGTCCAAGGTATCGAGCCAAGTCTTCCAGCCTTGCATCATTGGATGACCCTCCTGGCGTTGTTCGTATCGGCTGCGAAGCTGAGCGTGTCCGCAAAATTTGCGAACGCATCGCCGGTCACCCCGGCTCCCGCGTCATACGACACCTGGAAGGTCCGCGTCCCGTTGCCGCCCCACCCGCCGCCGACGTTGGTAACCTGCACCTCGACCACAATACGGTCACCGACAGCCATCACCGTCGACGTCGGGGCGGCCGCCGCGATGGCCTTGTTGGCGTTGGTCGTACACTCGGCGCTGGAGGCTGACGTGTGGATCGTGGCGTCGATCCCGCCCTTGGCGCGGCTCCAGCGGTAGACGACCATCCGGAACCCGGCGTTCATCGCCGTGGCGCTCTCCAGGCACCCGGCCTGGTAGTCAATGTTCCCGGAGATCGTCACCCCGGCCGATAGCGGAGCCGAGATGAAGCGCAGGTACTCCCCGCTCCCGGTGGCTGTCTGCTGTGTGCAGGGTGGGGCCGAGGAGGTCGGGGCGAAGGTCTTACTGACCACGCTCGAACCTTGTGCAGTGGTCAGCGTGCGCCACGTGTAGGTGTTGGTCCCATTCACGCAGCCGATGCCGCCGCCGGCGGTAGCTGTCCGGCCGAGCACCGAAACGGCATCGTGGAGTAGGAGTTTCGTCCCGAAGGCTGGCAGGGTGATGAGCAAGATCAGGAGCAGGCGGCGCACGTCAGTTGACTCCCTCGCACTTATAGGTCATGGCCACTGTCACGTCGGCCAGGCCCGAGCCTGGCGTCACTGTCACCTTGAAGGCGTCGCCGGCTGCCACCGTAGCCGTGGTGGGCGCCCCGCCCGCGACCGATTGCGTGCTGGCGTTCAGGGTCACCGCCGAGCCATAGATGTTGGAGGTCGCCGTGCAGTCTCCTGCCGCCGTAGTACACCGGGCGATGTTGTAGGTCGAGCTCGACCCCGAGGTCGTGTCCACCGAGATCCGGCTGTTCGTGATCGTGCAGTTGGTGACTCCCTCAGGGATCAGGACCCGGGCGGTCTGGGTTCCGCTGACGACGACGCCCGGCAGGAACCACTGGGCAACGGCGAAGCTCCGGTGGGTGTGATCGGAGCGAGACGCCGTGGTGTCGTCGCCGGCGTTGAACGCCGCGATGCCGGCAGATCCAGCGCTCACCAGCGACGCCTTGGCGTTGAAGGTGCTCCAATCGGCGCTGGCCAGGGCCCCCCGGTTGCTGGCGCTCGCGGTTGGCAGGTTGAAGGCAATGGAGTTGGCGGCATGGGCGATGGCGAAGTCGGTCCCGGTGGTCCCGGTCGAGAGCGTCTTGTGCTCGATTGCCGTCGCCCCGGCATCGGTCCCCAAGATCTGGTTCGCAGCCCCAAACGGCAACTGAGCCAGGGTCGCCGCGCCGCTCAGGTTCGAGAACCCGGGTTGGGTGCAGGTCGGTGCGGCGTCTCCATTGAGTGTGCTGGCCCAGGTGTTCGCCCCGCAGGCGCCCACGCCAGAAGCGGCCAGCGATGAATCCACCCATTCGGTTCCGTCAGACTTCAGGTACTTGCCCGTGGTCGGGATCGTGTGGAGCGTCCACTTCGGCGTGGCACCGACACCCAGCATGATCCCGCCGCGAGTGACAGCGGCCGCCGTGGTATCGCTGTGGGTGGCGCTGAGGATGTCGTGGGGGCCACCCCCGCCTCCACCGTCGCCCAGCGCCACCCAGGCCGCGCCACTATCCCGGCATAGCGCCAGTGCGGAGCCCCCGCCGGCCGTGCAGTTGCCGGCGGCTGAAGCGTCGGTCACCACGGCCAACCGACCCGCCGTCCCGGCGGCGGGCAGCCCGGCAACCGTGTACCCGACCAGGACCGGCACGTCGTTGAAGACGACCGTCGTCCCGGAGCCGGTAGTTGCCGAGACCCCCGTCAGGTCGGTGAGTGCCCACACCTCCTGCCCCTGGGCGATGTTCAACTTCGTCCCAGCGGTCAGGCCGGCATAGCCGGACGCGGCGTCTTTGTTGGCCTGCACCTCGATCGTGGCGTCGGCGTTTGGAAAGGTGAAAGTCTTAGCAGTGGTGGCGGGTCCCGTCACCTGGAAGAAGGCGTTGTTAGTGCCCCCCCGAGCCGCCGGGAACGTACCGCTGGTAATCTTCGCCGTGTCGAGACTCGGGATGTCGCCAGTCGCCAGCGTGTCCCAAGCCGGCAGCGCAGAGATAGCGCCGTTGCCCACCTGTCGGAGGAATTGCCGGGTCGTCGTAATGTTCCCAGCTACCTTGTCCCATGCAGGAGTGGCGTTGCCCGTCAACAGATCGCCCAGGACCGGCGATGCGGCTACCGTGTCGGGATGCGTGGCGCTCAACAGGTTGTGGTTCGCCCCGCCAGACCCGCACGCCGCCGCCGCGCTCTCCAGGGCGGTCCCGCCGGCGTTCACCTGGACACACCGTCCGCCCGTCCAGGTCGCCTGGTTAGTTCCTCCACCTGCCAGCCCGAGCGTCCCGGTAGTGTCGAGCGCCAAGTCCACGGATGCACAAGTCGGTGCAGCATCGCCATTCAGGGTCCGGGGGAATTGATTCGTGCAACCCCCCACGCCAGACGCCGCGCCGGTAGAATCCACCAAGTCCGTTCCGTCGCTCTTGAGATATTTCCCAACGGTTGGCAGGGTGTGCAGCGTCCACTTAGGGACCGCACCAACACCGATCATCAACGCTCCCCGGGCAACGGCTGCGGCGGTCGTGTCGCTGTGGGTGGCACTCAGGATGTTATGGTCGCCTCCCGGCCCCCCAGTACCACCCTGCTGCTCCCACGTTCCATTTATGCAGACCCAGATATTCTGCCCAGCGGCCGCATCTGATTGTGTGTATCGCCGAGCAAGACCATTGCAAGTACCAGTTGGAGGCCCCACCGCAGCGTAGGGCGAAACCGCCGGCGTCACATTGCTCAGATTCCCGACGTTATGCTGTTGCCCCCAGCTAATCGCCAGAACAAGGAAGAAAGCCGTTGCCAACTTGGCGATCTGAATTAAGGATCTCATGTTCATGGCAACCTTACCGTGCAAATGGAGATCCCGACCGAGCCGCCCGTGAGGAACGTCGCATCGTAGACGGGCGCTCCTGCGAGAGCGCCGAAGGAAGTCGAATCGACCGGGATCGTAAATGTGCCGCCGCCGGTCACCGTGACTGTCCAACTGCCATTGATCGCCGTCCAGTTTCCGGTTGCTCCGGAGATCGTCACGTGCGCGCCGGTGGCCAACCCATGAGCGGCCGCAGTCAACTCCACCGGGTTGGCATTGGTGGCGGCGGTGATAGCCACCGAGACGGCCCCGAAATTCCGGGCGGTCGCTGTGAACCGGGCCAGCACGGCGCGCGCCGCCATGGTCGTCGATTTGAATAGTACCGTGTCCTGAAAAGCGGTGTCAGAAACAGCGGTCACCTCACCAATGCTGAGGGCGAGCGTGTAGGCCGTCGTGCTGCTCGAATCGCCGACGCTCACCGAGACATCGGTCATCGCTCCGGCCCCATCGGAGAACTGGGCTGAGTGCTTGACCGTCACCGCGTTTATCTTTCGCCGCGCCAGGAGTGTGAAGAGAGTGACATCCGCCGTCGCGGCCGCTGCCTTGAAGGCTGCGTTGGTCCTGGTGACCGTATACGTGGCGCAGGAAGGCACGTTATCCGGCAGACCGTCGACAATGATCTGGGCCTTCAGCCCGAGAGCCAGCAGCAGCCCAAGCGCAAATTTTGCGGATGTCACGATGGTCTCCTCAAAATGGGATGTAGCTCGCGTAGCATCCATCCCCGTTGTTGGCCGCATCGACGAAGAGCTCCCGAACCGAAAGCGCATTCAGCCCGCCCATGATGGCGGAACTGACGGTCTGTCCGGCCGCGAGCTCGACCACCACACCAGCACCGGAGACTCGATCCATGTTCCTGGTGCCCACGAACAGCGTCCCGCTGTTGCCACGTAGCGCCTGGACGAAGATCGAGTTGGTTTTCTGCCCGAGGATGCCCGAGTTGGCCACAGTCCCAGCGGCCCTCAGGTCGGTGTAGTTGCCGAGCAGGTCCTTGGGCAGGCTCACTACGCCGCCCGCGACGTAGGCGACCGCGAACACCACGTCGATGACGAAGTTGTTGGCGTCGACCACCTCGACCACCGTGTGGCGACCGTTCGCTTCGACGGTTCCGGTGACGTCGCTGATAACGGGCGTGTCGCCCACAGCCAGGCCGTGGGTCGTGGATGTGATCTGCACGTTCCCGGTGTAGGGCCCCGCAACGCGCGAGATGGCGTTGGTCACGGCGGTGACGGCGATGGTGATCTTCCCGAGAGATTTAACGTTTGCGCCCAGTGGCAGGGCCATGGCTCACTCCTTTTACCGCATCGAATCCTTGCCGTTCATGGCGTCCCCCGGGTCCTTGGGCGGCGTCGACGGGTGGCCGGGGATGTTGACGCTGGTCACCACCGGGGGCCCCGAGCGGCTGCCCGGGGAGATTGAGCCGAACTGCTCCATCGGGGTCTGGAAGCGATTGCTCCCGCCGCCGACATCCTCCGCCGGCCGCGAGCCATTGACTGATCCGTGCGGGTCCGGGGCCGGAAGGTCCATCGGACTCTGAAAGCGATTGGTGCCGTGCATCGTGTTGTCTCCTTACGCCCACCGAGGTGGGTCATGTGATTGAAGGTAGTCGGCGTCCCAACCCAGGGCCGGCTGGCCCTGTAAGACGCCGAACTGCTGGTTGTACAAATTGTCGTCTTCGACCTTGACGCGCTTCAGCCGGTCCTGATACGAACGGTTCACCTTGCCCATCAGGAACTGCCAGTTCGCATTCTGGAGACTCTGGAAGCGGTCCTTGTTGGCTTCCGCCCACTCGTAGCCCCGCCACAGCGCCCGGTCCTGGAGCAGGGCGCGGGGCATCGTCGGGGGCAGATCGACCGAGTCCGAGAGATCCGTCCCCAGGCGCTGGTAGAGCGCCAGGAACCGCCGCCGGGCGGTCGGATGTGGCCACCATTCGTACCGGGGGACGCCGCTCGCGCTGTTGACGTGCGCCGCCAGGCAGAATGGATCGCCCACCGAGCCCCGCTGCGGATCCAGCAGGTCGATCTCCTGCTTCGTGTAGTTGACCTTGATCCAGCGGCTGTTGACCGGATCGACGATCGACTTCCACACCTTGAAGTCCGTGACCGGAGCCACCTCGTAGGCTTTGTAGACCTGGTAGGCCGCGCCTGCGGCCGCAGCCTCGTAGTAGGGCTCCGAGAGGGTGATGACGCCAGTCCCGCTGTTATAGCTCGCGATCTCGTAGATCGGAGCCCCGTTGCCGCCCCTAAAGATCCGGTTGGGGAGATCCGCCGCCACAGCGTCGAGGGCGGTCTTGGCCGTGGCATCGGCGGTGACGGAAGCGGAATCCTGGGTGAGGGTGACCGACCCGGCGGCGATTACGTCGGGAACCGTGAGGGAGGCGCGGACGGTGAGGAAGCTCCAGCGATCCTTCTCCGAGCGAATGTCGGACCACGCCTGGAGCACCAACTGCTCGGCCAGCAGCGAGGAGAGCTCGGGCACCATCCCGAGCATGTATCCGACGTAGTCTCTGAAAGCCACATTCTTCCATCCGCAAAATTTGCGGACCTCACTCTCCGAAGAACATGCAGCGGAACACGGCCCCGCTCAGGTCCGTACCAGTGGCCGGCGCCGAGGACGCGCGGTACTCGATCGACACGTCGTTGCCATCCGCCAATGTGTCCAGGTTCACCGTCTGGTTGGTCGTATCGACCAGCCCAGTGACCGCCAGGTCGGCACCGGTCCGGGTGATCTTCAGCACGTCCGACTCCAGCGGTGTCAGCAGTGGCGTGGGCAGTCCGAGTTTCGACCCGATGCCGGCGCCGATGTTGAGGGTCGCGGCGGGCAGGTTGGTCACCGTGATCGAAGTCACCGTGTCGAACGGCTTGACGCCGTACTTCAACCGGAACTTCGCGGCCCCCACGGACTTGTTGCCGGCGGTAGAGGTGAAGGTGATCGTCTCGGTCTGGGCCACGCCCCGGAAAGTTCCCACCACGACGCAACTGGTTACGCCCTCGAACAGGTTCAGGGCGCCGCCAGTCGTGTTCTCGATCTGGATCAGGATGTTCCTGGCCACGTCCGGCTGGAGCGCGATGACGAGGGCGCCGGCGACGAGGGTTGAGACAGCGGCCGAAGTCGAGATCAGATACCCGTTGGTCCCACCGGCAGCGGCGTCGACGTTCTCGGAGCTCGTGTTCGTGGAGCCCTTGATGTCGCCGCCACCGGGAACGTAGACCTGAATCCCCCCGCCCCCGGCCTGGACCGTGAATTTCTTGGTCACGTTGTCGTAGGTGGGCTTGTAGTTCTGGCCCAGGGCATTCCCACCGAGCGGCAGCATCCCTCGAAGGATCTTCAGGCCAATACTGGCCGCTTCGAGAGAATACCCCCCGGCGGGGTAGCTCGCGTCGGGCGTGAGATCGTACAGGGTGCAGCGCGTCCGGCCGCCGAGCACATCCTCGGCTTCCTTGATCCTCGTACGCGTCAGAGCCATAGTTCCTCCCGTTTACCGTTGCGGCCCCAACTGCAACTGGCACAGCGCCTCATCGGCGGTGGTCGCGCCGACCGCTTCGAACAGGCGTCCCACCCACCGCGACAGCTTCGTGGCCGCCGTCCCGAAGGTCACTGCGGTCGCATCGGCCAGCACGTCGAACAAGCCGTTGTCCGCATCGAGCCCGGCGATGAGCGCATCGCCCGCGAAGGAAGGCTCCTTCGTCTGAGTCCCCTTGAACTTGCAGACGACCAAGCCGTCGCCGACGTGGATCCAGCAGTGCTTGCCGTTGCCGGGCGCGCTGATGAACACGCCGGCGATGTTGCCGACGTCCGGGTCACCCACGGCGTCGACGGTTACCTCGAAATTGGCCTTGTCGCTCCACCGGCAGGCGAGACCACGGGCCGGCGAGGTCGTCACAGTCGTCTTGGTCTTGACGTACATGTACCGGCCTTCGTACAGCGTGCCGATGGTCGTGTCCGACTTCTTGAGGGCCTCGGGCCGGTTCAGATAGATTTCGGCTCCGAGTTGGCCAGGAGCCAGACCTGGAGCATCGTTGCCTCCACCGGGGTTGGTGTCCGAGATGGTGTTGAGGTAGAGTGTGCTCAGCCTCACGATATCGGTGTCGAGTAGCATCGTTCTCCTCCAGGCTTAACTGCTGAAGCCGTACAAGAATTTTCCGAGATGTGGCGCGTGCCCCTGGACGTTGAGCCCGGCCTTGATGTGGCCGACCACCCGCGTGTTGCGCTGGCTGGGGATGAACCCGCTGAATCCGAAGGCGAACTCTTCGTCGGTCGAGATCCGCAGCGTGAACGCCTCCGGGTTGATCCAGGCGAAGACCTCGCCCACGGTGACCAACGTGGCGCCCGGCAGCAGGGATTTCGCGGTCGGGCTGGCCGGCGTGGTGAAGGTGCCCGTCAGGTTCGACCCCAGGATCGGGTGGTTCTCGCCGTAGACCAGCGACGGCGCGTACTCGTCCTTGATGATCCGGGCGCTCATGAACCTGAAACCGGTTGCGCCCCAGATCGGATCGCGCTCCAGGTTCTCCATGAACCTCTGCTGGGTCTGCATCCGCTCCAGGCAGTAGGCGAACCCGGCCTTGTTCACGACGCCAAGCTTCGGCTCATCCGGCCCGCGGGAGGCGTCCTGGTGACTCTCCAGTAGGTGATGGTATTGGATCGACCCCGCGTTGCCGGCGCTGTCACCGAGCCACATGGGCGCCGAGTTCAGCACGCCGTTGACGGCGCTCCGCGTCTCACCCCCGTAGGTGGTCGCGATGGTGCCGTCCCACGACGGGTCGGTGCCGTTGTTGAAGCACTCGGACAGGCCGTTGATCGCCTTGATTCTCGCGGCGCTCTGACCCTCCCGCCAGATGGCAATCGCCAGCATGGCGTTGATCGTGTTGACGGCGGCGCGCATGTCGGCGTCGAGCAGAGAGATCAGCGCCAGGGGCCCGGTGTTTTCGACCTGGAGGATTTCCTTGTACTCGGGGATCGCCACGTAGATGTAGCGGGGCTTGAACTGGGTGGCGGCGAGCACCGGGTTCTTCAACAGGTTGAAGTTCTCGCCCTGGCTGTAGAACCCGCCGTTCATGACGCCGTAGAGGAAGCTCGACCGCATCCCGTTCCCACCGGCGAACGGCTGGGCGCCCTGCTTGCGCAGGTAGGCCCAGAAGGGCGCACCCTTGAAGACCAGGTCGCGCAGAGCTCTCGGGTAGAGCTCAAATTGTGTGATGGCTGACAGCTCGTCGAACTGCGGCACGTGTCACCTCGCTCGTTCCCCGTCACAACACGCGCCGGCCCCTTGGGGATGGGGAGCTAGCGGCTGGCGCCCGTCTGCTGGCGGGCATACTTCCCGATCCGGAGCGCCTCCACGGCGGCCATGACCGGGTTCTCGGGCGCGCCATTCGCGTCCTTCTTGACAACCAGATCGGGCACGTGCTCCCAGATCGGACCCGGCTTGAAATCCGGCCGGCCCTGGGAACCAGGTATCGGCCCGGTGGCCACTTCGGTCAGGACCTTCTTCCGTTCGTCCTCGCGGATCGCATCGTCGTGCTTCTGGACAGCCTGTTGCTGCAACTCCTGCATACGCTCGCCGACCTTGAACCGCTCGGACCACACTTCCTGGACCGTGCGCCCTTCCTTGCGGGCGGCATCGACCAGCGCCTTCATCGAGAGCGGCTTGTCGGGGAACAACTGCCGGTGGCTCTCCTGGATGTCGAGCAACTCGGGCGAGAAATTGCCGATGGCCTGGCCCAAGCGGGCGGTTTCCTCTTCCCATTCCTTGCGGGTGAGGAACTGCTTGGGGTCGATGTCGGTCCTGCCGTTCGTGGCCGGCGCGGCCTTGGTATCGAACCCCACTTCGGTGGGTTTGAAGTCGTACTCCCGCGCTGCTTTCTCCAGCGCGGCTGTGGCGGCGTCGGCGCGCGCTTTCTCGGCCTGGGCGGCAGCTTCGAGCCTCTGGAGTTCGGCTTCGGAATCGGACTTCCACTTCGCGAGGCCCGCGTATCTGCCGTTGTAGGTCGTCTCGGCCTTCTTTAGTTCCTCCTCGATGTGTTTCCGCTCCGCCGTGAGTGCATCCATCTGCCGGCTGAATTCTGACTGCCGGAGCACTGAATCACGCACGCGGGCGGCTACAACATCTTGGGCGAGAACAGTTTCCAGGGCTTTTCGCTGATCCTCCGGGACGGTTACGTCCTTGACGAGATCCGCGATGTAGTCCTTGACCGAGAACTCTGTCTGCTTTGGCATTGCTTACCTCCGCCTCCGGCTCATCGCCGGGCCAGCGTTTCCGCAAAATTTGCGGACGGGTGCCATCCTCAGCCTCTGATGGGAAGGAAGGGCTGGGAACTACCCGTCTGCGCAGTGCCTACAATCTGCGCCGCGGCTTGGCGGATGGAATTCACCGCCTGACGAAGCAGAGGAGCAACACCGGGGAACTGCTCGGCGACGCCCATCAGCTCGTTTTCGACCGCGGCCAGGGTTCCAATCATTCCCTCGAAGGCTTGCATCGGTCCCTCGGCACCCATGGGTCCCATGGCTCCCTGGGCAGGCCCGGCTAGGACAGGGGGAATGTTTGAAGGGGCTGGTTCTGCTCCGCCCCCGTAGGGGGGCATGTTCATCATGGGGGACGTCACTTCTTCCCTCCATGACCTTTGACCGCCGCATTGGCGATCCGGACCGCCTTACCTTCGTCCCCGGTGTCGCGCAAGACACGATTCGCGGTCGAAGCCCACTGCCGCTGCTTGTGAGGCGTGTCGGCCTTGTGGGTCTTCTCCGTGGCGTCCTTGGCTTTCCAGGGCATGGCGGGTTCGATCCAAAACAAAAAGGCCCCAAGCCGTTGCCGGCCTGGGGCCTCTGGTCTATGGGCGGTTCCGATTTCAGTATAGGAACATTTTCACCCATAGAGTCAAGGAAAATTTGCGGCCTTTATCAAAAAGCGGGCGAAGTGGTCGTTCAGGATGGCGCAGGCGAGGGAGAGGAAGCCGTCGAGCAGCATGGTTCTGCTGACTTATCGGCACTTTTCTCGCGCCACTCCAGCGGGCGACGGAGGCCGCCCTGGTTGAAGGTCAAGGTCAGCCGGCCGGTCTTCCGGTAGTGGGCGATCCAGGAGATGACCTCTTTGGGGTCGGCATCGCTCGTGAAAACGTGTTGGGAGAGGTTAAGCTTCATGTACTTTGGGTTGTCAGGTTGGCCAGCGGCTTGTCCAGGCTTGCCTGATCCCAGCCCTTCCGCTGAAGTCGGTCCAGGACGAAGGCGGCATACGCCTGGGGGTTATTGTTGTCTTTGCTTGGAGCGTAGCCAGCATAGACGCCTGCTTTACCGGCGAAGAACTCCAGCGGCGTCAGGCCCCTTTCGATGTTGAGCGTCACCTGCCTCCGTAGGGCATTCCATCCATCCGCAAAATTTGCGAACGAGGCGTAGCCGTGTTTCTTGGGGTTGTCGCCCCATTCCCGGAGGTTCCCAGGGTTGTGGTTTCGATTGGCCACCGAATCTGGCTTCCAGAAGCCCTCATAACTGGCGATGGCTTCGGAGATTGTTTCGACGAGTAGGCTGCCGCGAAGTGGTGGCATAGGCTTACCTGGTCTCCGACACCGTCTGCCGCGCACCGCCATCCTTCGTTTCTATATGAGGTGTCCGCTCGCCCGACGGCGGCCGTCCTGGACCTTGCTGCGGCGTCCCAGCGGCGCCGGCGCCGGCGGCGGCCGGAGGCGGAGCGGCCATGCCCGATGAGCGGAGGGCGGCGATGGCCTGGAGCGTAGCCGTGAACTCGGACTGGCTCGCGAGCCATGCCCGCCAGCGAGAGATGACGTCCTTGGCATCGTCCGGCGGGCTGCCGAAGTTGGCAATCTCGAACTTCTCAGCCAGCGTCCAGGGGTCAATCGGGAACCCGGCGCGCCAAAGTTGCATCATGATCATGCGCTGGCTGAGTTGCGCGATCTGGAGCCCCGAATTCGGTATCCCATCGAACGTGAATTGCTGCGCATACCACCGCTGGCGGTCCGCCGGTGAGCTTGGCGACTGAACCCGGGGATCCTGGCCGGGGATGTGGCTCGGCACCAACATGCCCGGATCGAAGTCGAAATCCTGCTTGGTGATCCCGTCCGGCCCCAAGATCGAGAACCGGTGCGGGGCATCATAGAACTGGAAGAAGTTCGACTTCATCATCTTGAAGAGGTCGGTCAGCCCGGACTCAATGCCCCGTGTGATATCGGTAACCAGCGGCCCGGCAAGCTGGAGCAGCTTCTCGATCGTCTCGTCGCTCGGGATCTGGTTGGCCTTGGCCACGTTCGACATGTCACGGATGGCCATCAGGTAGTCCATCTCGTTGCGCAGCGTCTCTAGGTGCTGTTGGATGTGCGGCTCCAGCCGGTAGTATTCGATCGGCAGGAAGGGCTTGACCACGTCGCCCATCGAGAAGTCCACCGGGATGTGGCGGCCCCCGAACCGTGGATCCATGCGGGACATCGCGGCTTCGCTGACCGAATCCTGGTTGTACTGCATGGAGGCGTTGAGGCGGCCCTGCACCGAGTGGTCGATACCGCGCATGAGGCGGTTGAAGCTCTTCTGGAGCGGGTAGCCATCCCGAAGCATGCTGAACCCGAGGAACTCCCAAGGCCAATCGTCGGTGGTGATCTTCACCAGGGGGACCATCCCGTGCCAGTAGGGGCTGGTGTCGTCATAGAGGATCCCGCTGTTGGTCCATACCACCAGGCGCCGGTTCGGGTAGAGGCGGATGTCTTCCCATCCGGCTTCCCGCATGATCGGCTCGCCGCCCCGGTAGATGTTGGTCGGGATAGGCTGGCCTTTGTAGGGAACCTCGTAAGCCCAAGAGCTGCCGGGCTTCCCCATGGCGATCCGCCGGCCGGTCCCGTTCACCGAGGCGTCCATGATGTAGCTGTAGTGGATGTCCACCGTGGGGAACCCGACCTTCGCATCGTCCTTCTCGCCGCCCAGGATACGGAAGATCAGGGGCATGTTCCGCTGCACCCAGGACACGCCCTTGCGCGCCCACGTCGGCTCGCCGCGGTCGGGGTGGATCCGGTCGGCGTGAAGCGGATGGAGAGCGCGCGCCAGGTTGATGGGCGTCTCGGCGACCAGAGTGACCATGTAGGCTTTCTGGATGTCGTGATCGCGCGGGATCTGCGACGGTTTCACGTCCCTGGGGCCGTAGGTGTAGAGCTTAATGTCCCCGCGCCCGTAGGTGCCGAAACCAAGCTCCCAGATCGGCGAAAGCCAACCCGTGCCCAGGGCAGCCGCCCACTGGAATCCCTTGCGCATCGACCGGTCCGCGAAGGTATCGCGCCACCAGGCGCGCAAGAGGTTGTTCAGGACCTCTTCGGTCTCCTTGAACTCCTCGCTGCGGGTCTTGTAGGCCCCCATCAGCCGGAGGTTGGCGACGGTGGCCACCACTTCGCGGATCCCCCGCTTCAGGCGGTTCGACGCGGCGTCGGAGAGACCTTGGGGAACCTGTTCGAGATCCTCCCCGGCGATGATGTCATAGGCGATGTCCAGATCGCGGTAGGCCCGCTGGGAGCGGAGGTAGTTGTCCGCGTCCTGGACCTGCTCCCGCAACCAGCCGAGAATCTGCTGCTCGCCCTCCGATGTTGATGGAACTACGTAGCTTGCGCGCATCTCACCTTCCTTCCGCAAAATTTGCGGATGCTAGTACCGCGCCTTCCCGCCGGTGTCCTGATCTCGCCATGGCAGCCGGTTCGAGCTGTCCACATGGAACGGTTCCACGAAGAACACTGGCTCGGCCTGCCGGGAGGTTTCCTGGTTGTTGCGGTCCATGGCCAGTTGGGCGAGATCGCGCCCCTGCACTGACAACCTTTCATGGCCGACTACGCGCCCTTTATCGTCGCGGATCGGGACCAGCTTTTCACCGCGCATCATTTGGATCAGCTCGGAGCGCATTTCGCGCAGGCTGGCTTCCTGCGCTGGACCCTCAACATCGGACTGCTGTTGGCGCTCTCGCTTCAGCCGGGCCCCCATCTCGCGCTCGAATTTCTGCACTTGGGCCGAGGTGCTGAGGGTCACCTTCTCGAATCCCTTGGGGGCCGGGTCCGTGTCACGGCCGGGGAATTTGTACTGGCCTTTGGCGTCGCGGAAGACCACCACGGGTCGGAAGGCCTGGGCATAGCGTCGGTGTGACGGTATGTGGTCGTCTGGATTGCCGCGACAGAACGGAAAGTCGCCGAGCTGGAGCTTCCTCTTGCAGCGCTTACACCTCATGGGCGCACCTCCGCGATTAGGGCCTCGACCCTTGGTTTTGATCCTTCGCCCGGGCATGGTCCTTCCAGCCGATTTACGACGAGCGCGCCGGTGATGAAGCCCAGAAGGAAGATGGCGAGTTGCAGCTTCCGGCTCATCAGATCACCTCCGGCATCCAGTCCTGTTTCTCGAACGGCTGGATGATCTTGCGGATCTCCCGCGCATCGCGGGGCAGATCCTGATACTGGAACTCGGGCTCCCACTCTGCGTACTGCTTCGGTCCGGTATCCTCCTGCATCCGGCGCTGCCCGAACACCGGAATCATCGGGCTACGGTCCAGGATATGGAGCGCGTAGAACGCCCAGCCGATCCCGAACACCCGGTCGTCGAACGCGCCCTTCTCGGCCTGGAGCTTCTGGAGCGTCCCCTGGGCCGATAGGGTTGCCAGTTCCGCGATCAGCCACGGCGAGTCGATGTCGATGAAGTAGTCCTTCACGGCCTTGATGAGCCAGTCGAGCAATTCCGAACGGGTGTGAGCGTCCGCACTCGCCCCATAGGTGGCGATGCGGGTTACATCCTGAAGTTTCTTGTTGAGGCGAACCTGGACATGGAATCGCTGCCAGCCGAGCTTTCGCAGGGCATCCTGGCAGGCCGCGCCGTTCATATTGGTCTCGACGATGGCCTTGGGCTGCCGGAGCTGCCCGTGCTGGCTCACCGTGTACAGCAGGCCGAGAGCATGGGCGAGGGGCGCCAGATCGGCGGCACTCACGTAGGGGCTCGCGAATTCGGCGCACTGCCTGGCGACCGTCGACATCGTGGCCTTGCGGAGCATCTCGATCGCGCTGCGCGCCTGGCCGACGCCATGGCTGGTGTCCGCGCCGAAGCCGTAGTCGCAGTCGGTCTTCGGCCACTCCCAGATGAAGAACTTCCCGTGCGGGTCGATGGCCGGGTAATCGGCGAACTTCAGCGGCACGAACTCGTAGCGGGCACCCTGGGGCGACTTGACCGGCAGCCGCGGGCGGTCGTTGTCGAAGTCGCGTTGATCGGGCTGGAGCCGTAGGGGGATCACATCCGGCTTCGCCACCAGGCCCAGGACGGCCTTGGGCTCCTCAGCCTTCTCCCGATAGGCCGCGATCAGCTCCGCGTCGAAGACGCTCGCCCCGGTCGTCTGGAAGGCCTCCAGGTCGTCCGCCGGCATCTCGCGGTAGAAGGTGTTGAGCGCCTTCTTTTCGATGTACTCCTGGCGGGTGGTCTCCCAGAACCACATCTGCTCGCGCGGCATCTCCCAGTCTGGCCCCAGTTGCTTGCGCAGCAGGTCATTCCGCCGAACGTACGCCTTCGCGCGCTCGGCGTGGCGGTCGGTGAGTCGGGCCGGCTTCCAGTCGGGCGGAATCGGGTGGGCCCGGAGCCAGGCCGGCGTCGGGTAGATGTCCTGGCCCACGAACCAGGGCAGGAACACCGGCCGCAACCGCGAGGTCCCGAGCGGCCAGCCGGCGACCGACGACTTCCAGGTATCGTGCCACCAGTCCCCCATGAGTTTGGCCGTTCCTTCGAGGACCAGCATCATCCAGGGCGATTCGTGCATGGCGCGCAGCAGGCCGGAGTCGAGCTTCGACCGGGGGTCAGGGCAGTCGGGAACCTCCGAGATATGGGCCACCAGCGGCGTCCGGCCACGGCCGAGGTCGGTGTTCTGGTTCAGCCACTGGATCGCCACCGCCGAGTCCTGGTCGCCGAACTCGATCGACTCGCCCGAGTTGTAGGCGGTCACCCGTGGTTTGAGCCACCAGGGCATGTTGGCCCAGGCGCGCTCCATGATCTCGGCCATCTTCCCCGAGTTCTCCGGGTCCGACGACGCCACCAAGCCCTGTGTGTGCGGCCAGAAGGTCACCCGGTGGCACACGAAGCCTTCGTACTCAGTTGTCAACCCGAGCTGGCGGGCCTTCAGGGTGATCAGGGCGATGGCGATCTGCCGCCGCTCATGCTCAGCGAAGATGTCCAGGATAATGCGTTGGGCGACGTTCAGATCGAGCGGCCGTACGCTGCCGTCCCAAGAAAGGATGGAGTAATAGCGTGGGAAGAAGTACGAAACATCGTGGCGGCAGATGGTGCGCTCGTTCCGGATCCACTCGATCTCATCCGGCCGCAGGTCCCGCACCAGCTTTTTCGAGCGGCGGTCCCACAACTTATCAAAATGCTCGATATTCGACCGGCAGTGGTCTAGCGGGTACCGCCGGGGCCTGAAGCCGAGGTGGGCGGCGGCGCGCTCGATGGCGAGGTCGGAAATTTCGCGGTCGTACACACTAATTTAGTACCTTACTTCCATAGAAAAACCAAGAACTTACGGAAGCGGCTACGGAATTGATAAAGAATCCTGGCGGTTCTGTTAAATCTCCGCAAAATTTGCGGAAACCGTGGGGCGCTCCGCCATCATCTTGGGTAACAGAGACTGGTTGTTCTGCGCCCCACGGACTTCCTCCGCCGTGGCGGCATTCCATTGCTGCCACAACTCCTTGAGCAAGCACTTCTCGATGTACCTCAACGCACGCCGGTGGAGGTGCATTTTCGTCAACTTCGGAGCCTTTTGCTGTTCCAGCGCTTTGCGCTCGCGGTAGAGCTCGGCGTACTGGCCATTGGCCTTGACGAGGTTATCTCCTACGACGTGCATCACGGCTCGCCTACCTGGTTGGTAGCCGAAGGCTTTGGCGAGTTCCTTGTCTGTCGTCTTACGCTGGATCTGGCCGTTGACGATCCCAAGGCCCATCCGCTTCCAGAGGCGCGTGGGGTTCCCGTACTCGGAAAGCGGCGCGCCGGCGCTGGCGATGATCTGGGCAAGGCTCAGGATGCCGAGTCCCCGTACCGACTCAGCCCAGGCGAGCACCGAAGGCGGAATGGCCGCTTTGGCAACCTTCAACATGCGCTTCTCCCGGTCTTTCAGGGAGGCGGTCAACGTGGCATACGCTTCGCGCTGCGCGCGATCTGAAACGCCGTCTCCCTATCGCCGTTCGTTTTCTCCAGCGACTGTATGGTTAGTTTCTTAAGTTCTTCCATGTAACACGCCTTTCCTAGCCCACCTTGTAGGTCCGCAGTTCTTCCGCAAAGATCCTGGGAGAGTTCAGGACCAGCCGCATCTCCGAGTGCTGCCATCCGTTCGGCCCGATGATGATGAGGCGGTCGGGCCAGGAGTAGTCCCAGGGCGAGGGCTTGTCCTCTTGACCTTTGGCCTTCCACAGATGCCCGACGTACCGGGTGTCGAAGCAGGCGATGCTGAACTTCGCGAGGTCAAAGCCACTGGACTCCATCGCCCCGAAGACTTCCTCGAAGCCGTTCGGGTCAACCGCCATCGGCAGATAGTTGATCGTGTAGCTCCTCACGCTGCCGACCGGAAGATCCTTCTCGCGGGTCGGTTCGGACTCGATCAACTCGGCACTCGTTCCCGAGTCGGTGGCGAGCAGCTTCCCGTGCTGCAACAGGAAGTCGCGAACCTCCGCTGCATCTTTGCAGTCGATGAAGAACTTGGGCCGCTTGCCGACCGGGCGAGCGCGCGTGAACGTGGTCGGCTGAGGCGGGTTGGAAGTGACGGGTAACGGCGCCGGACCACCGACCACCGGCCCAGTGAAAAGATCCCAGAATCCCATGATGGTTTTCTCCTATCCCCGCTGCACACGGACATCTTCCAGGTTATCGGCTTCGAGCGAAGGCAACCCTGGAGCTTCCGGCGGCGGGGTCGTGTTGATCTGTGTGTTGATTTGCTTACGGATCGCCGTAAACGAGTTCGAGGGAACCGGCAGCAGTCCCGCGTGCTTCAGGATCATCTCCCGGTCCTTAGTGCCCTTCGGGGTCAGGGCATTCTTCACCGTGGCCTGCACCACGCTCGGCAGTTGGAGCCCAAGCGCGAGGCCGGCGAAATCGACGGAGTGTCGGTGGGCGGCCCGCACCATCTCTGCCAGGAAGTCCTCGGCTGGCTGGTCGACGCTCGCCAGCACTTGGTCGAGCGGAATCGTCCGGCGTTCCTCTGCGGTGAGCCGATCCCAGACCTGGACCACCTGGCGCATCTTCGAGTCGGGCGACAGCCGGGCGAGCTCGATCAGGTTCTCTTCGCCACCCAGGGCCTGGCAGTACCGCGAGAGGCCGGCCTCGACCGGGAGCCGGATCGGCCGGATGGCGGGTCTGCGGTCAATCCTCTTCGCCAAAGGCCACCTTCCTTGCGCGGTCGATGCTCTCCTTCGGCAGTCCCATGATCTCCCGTTGCGTGTCCCGCTGCTGCTGCTCCCAGAGGGACTCATTTGTCACTTCGATCACGTCCGACGCCTTCACTTGGCCGCGGCGGCGGATAGGAGTTGCGGGCTCCGGCGCGATCCGCTCCAGGCAGTCGGCGATCCGCTCCAGAGCCGTCGCGCAGCGGGTGAGGTCGGCAGTGATGTTGAGCAGGGTCATCAGGCTACGTGTTTCCAACCCTTCCGCAGGCAAATCCTACTGACACAGAATTGGCTGACTCCAAAAGCGTCCGCTATTGCCTGCTCGGTCTGTCCAGCCGCCCGGAGGCGGCGAATTTCCAGTACCTGCCCTGATGTCAACTTGGAACTAGGAACGGCCTCGCCCCTCGCATAACCCTCCGGGCGTAGGCGCCGAGGATGAGCGTCTCCGCGTCGTATGCTCTCAGGATGAGTTCGACTGGAGTGGCGGCAGCCGGTTGCCAATCTCCCTTTCCTTGCCGCATCGCGGATATTGTCAGTTGTGGTTCCCAGGAACAAGTGATCCGGGCGGCAGCAGGGCGGGTTGTCGCAGTGGTGGCAGATGAAAAGGCCTTCGGGGATCGGACCATTGGTCAGGGTCCAGGCAAGACGGTGGGTGCGCCATGCTTTTCTTGCCATCATAAAACTTCCATAGCCATTCTTTCGCCGCAATCCTGCCCAAAGCCAACAGGCATCCGTCTTTTGGACTTTCGCCCAGAAATCCGCTGGCGTATTAATGCGCATCTGTGTATCAGATTGGCATCTGGTCGGGCGAAAAGTCCGCCACCTCTCCGGTCTTCAACTGCCGTTGGCTCGGCACGACCAGGTTGCTTTCCTCGCGCGCCCGATCCGGCTGGCTGATGACGCCCGAGCCCACGGTGACCCTCGTCCCGCGTTTGGTCCGCTTCGCCTCCGGATCCACCGGCCCGGTCGGGACGGTCCCAGTCACCTGGGCCGTCTTGGGCTTCTCCAACTCGAAGGCTTCGAGCTCCACGGTGATGCGGTACTCGGGGTTGATGTACGTCACCGCGTTCGAGAAGTCCAGATGCTCCTGAAGCTCGCGCTCCAGGTGCTTCGCCATGATGACGGAGAGCTCCCTGCCCGTCAGGGGATTGAACACGCCGCTCATTCGCCCCCCTCGTCGGCCCCGTCCTCGTCGTCGAACTGCAAGACGCTCTGGCTGGCGCCTTCGATCTCCATCCGGAGGACCGGTTCCTTTTTCTGCTCGGCCACGTAGTTCAGGATGCCCTGCTCGACCGCGACCGTGGCCCGGAAGATGATCGTGATGGCGCCGCCGGTGTTGGTCAGGACCAGCGACGACAGCTTCCCGGAGAAGGCGACCGGCTCCAGGTCGGGGTGACGGGTGATGACCAGCTTGGCGTCGGGGATCGCCAGGCCGAGGTCGAGCTTGCGGAAGGCTCTCGCCGCCGGGTCCTTCTTCCCGTTGTAGACAATATCGTACACTCCCATCTGCTTTGCCAGATCGGCCGTGAACGGGGCCTGAAACTTGACGCCGAGAGCCACCTGCTCGCCCTTCCAGGCGACACCCGCGCCACGGACAGCAACATCCTGTAGTTGACACTGCATTTGTTATCCACCTCTCAGACTGAAAAATCAATCGGCGCTTCGCCGGGCTTCCGCTGGATCTTGGCCTGCATGAAATTCCGGGATAACTCGTAAATCCGGATCACAAACCGCTCCTGCGGCCTGCTTTTACCCTTCTCCCACCGACAGACCGAAACGAACGTTGTCCCCAGGCGTTGGGCAAATTGGTGTTGCGTCAGCTTCATTTCCCGCCGCATCGACCTGATTGCGTCCCCGGTGAGATCCGACGTGAGTCCCATGCAGGGCCAGATTTATCACAATACAGGAACCGCGTCAATTGTTTTTTTATCAGATTGCCCTACGAAGTGATCCGGGATACACGTGCCGCCTTGATGCCGTCCTCTAGCACGACGATTTCGCGGCCCTGGGCGCACTTCCGGCAGGGGCAGTTCTCGTTCAGGGGTTCGTGCTGAGGAGTACGGGGAACGCCCTTGGGCCAGCCGCGGCGCACGCGGCGCGCCTCACTCATGCGCCGGAAGCGCTCGGGGTCCTTCCGCAAATTTTGCGGATGAGGCTGTCCATGTCCATCCATGCCCATCGCCACAGGAACCTCAGATCCCACCGGGAAGGCGGGTGCAGGTTGTCATCGAGTGTGAACCCGAGGATCCGGGAGTCCATGCCGTCCCGGATCGCCAGCCGACGCTCGCGGGCATCGTCGACCTGGTAGCTGTCAAGCTGCGGGTGCGGTTGCATACAAACCATTTTATCATTTCCCTTGGTCTACTTCCGGCTTGCGTTTCAGTTCCCGCAGTTCGGCGGCACGCTCTTTGAGTGTTTTTCTGACGATCCTGCTTGCCTGCTCCACGCCCCGCGCCATGGCCTCCAGCAGAAACGGCGCGGCGTCTTCCAGCCGCATGTAGGACTGGGGGAGCAGCACGCCGATCCCCGGGCAATCGGGGTCTTCCGCCGTGGCCCCCGGCCCGCGTTCGGCGGCAACCGATAGGAGCAACTGCTCCAGTTCCCGCATGGTCTTCTTACGCGCATTGCTCATGGGTCAGTCCTCCAACTCCGGCGGCTCGCCAAAACCGGCCATTTCCGCTGGTCGCATCCCAGCGTATGGGTTCGGAGCGTCGATCTCCGTTCCGTCGTCGCTGTTGATCTTGCCGATGCGGCGGGTGTGGACGCAATCGGGCGCGGTCTTCGGCTGATCTGACGATTGCACCAGGGAGCGGGCGGCATCGCGCCGGCGCTTCAGCTCTTCTTCTGAGAGATCCCCGGCTGCCGCTGGGTCGACAGCCGGGGGAGTGGGGCGGGGAACCGGAGACAACGCCCGAGTCGGCCGCGACTCCGACTCCGGTGTTGAAGGAGGGCTCTCCGGCTCTACCCGCTCCCACAGCTCAGGACGCTCTTCCAGGAAGGCGTCCAGGTCCTCAGTACGATAGGCTACTCGCCGGCCAAAGCGATAGAAGGCCGGCCCCTGGTTCGCCTCACGCAAGCCGGCCAGCAGCTCGGTGTCGATGCCGAGGTGTTCGGCGGCCTGGGGCTCGGTGAGCAGCTTCGTCATGGCGCCAATGGCCTAGCCGGAGTCGTTTTGGTGTCCTCTGCCGGCCACACGATCTTGAACAGTCGCCCGCAGGCGCCGCAGCAGCCCTCCGGCTCGGTCGAGACGATCGCGGCGCCGCAAACGCACGTGGTGTGGTACTCGGCCTTGTGTTTCACCCGCGCACCTCTGGGAACTCCCGCCACTCCCGGCCGTCGAGCAGCGCGCCGGCGGCTTGCTTGCCGACACGGTACATATTCGCTCCATCTTTCTCGATCACTGGCAGCCGCCTCAGATCGTCCGGTACGGGTTGCGTATCGTCGTGCCACCACTCCCCCCACTGTTTGAAGAAGAACGGCACCCCAGCCACTTGGCACTGGTCACGTACCGCCCGTAACCATTCGGGGTGCGCCGGCCGGGCGTGGGGGCCGCTCTCGCCGCCGACGATGATCCAATCCAGGAGCGGAATTCCATTTTCAAGGGCAGCGGCTCGCGCCAACTGGTGGAGTGCTATCGCAGTCTCCTGCGACTTCCCGCGGCGCCCGCTCACCGTGTAGATCGGGATCAGGAACCTCGTAAAGTCCACCGGCCCCAAAGCCGGCTCGTAACTCACGAAGCGCACCGCCGCCGGGGTCTGGAGCAGCAGGGGAATCCGCTCATCGGCGGTGGCTTGGTCTTCGACAGAGACGCCCAGCCAGATGTTGGCGAGGGGCCACTGAATTGTGAGCCGATTGGGCTGGCGCTGCTTGATCTCATTCAGCACCCAACCTTCGCGGTGCGTCCATCCAGGCTGCTTTCCATGAGCAAACCACTTTCGCATCCGCTCCGGCCTCTTAGTGAGGACCTGGAACGTGTGCTGCGGACACAGAGCCATGACGGCGAACACCTTGTCGATGGCCTCATCTGGCAGCGCCTCGTGAAACAGGTCGGACATGGAGTTGACGAAGACCCGGCGCGGCTTCTTCCAGTGCAGGGGAGCGGTCAGGCGCTCGGGAATCAACTCCACCTTGCCGGTCCAGAGGGGTCCAACTGAGGTCAGTTTGACGAAGGGGCCATAGCCAGGCACCCTGACGGCGAACCGCTCGGCATAACAATTCCGGCAGCCCTCGGACACCCGCGAACACCCCCGCGTGGGGTTCCACGTCTCGTCGGTCCAGGTGATGCCGTGTTCGCCCTGCTGTCCCATCAGATATTCACCGTACAGCTCGAAGGATGCCCCATACTATGGCAACCGTCAGAATGAGGGCCAAGAGGGTCTCCAGGATTTTCACCCACCGTTTCAAGCATTTGACCTCGGCGAGCGCGTCAGTCAGCCAGGATTCGAGCACCT